GACGACGTTGATATCATATCGCCGGAGTCCCTAGAAGTAGCTAACTCTTACCTAAAAACCAATTCAATTATAGATACCGCAGAGCATCTCGACATACCTACGCATATGGTATCTAAAATCCTAAATACACCCCTAGTCCGTACATTTGTAGATAACGTGTATATGGAAACGGGCTATAGATGCAAGAACAAGTTAGGGTCTACTCTAGACGCTGTAATAGAAGCTAAGCTTGAGGAGATGGTGGACGCCGAGATGACTTCTTCGAAGGATATTAGCGAGCTCCTAGCCCTAGCGCAGAAGTTTAGAAAGGATGAGCTAGATCATCAGCTTAAACTTATGAAGTTACAGATAGAATCAACTAAGGTTGTGCAGGGTAATACCATTAACATACAAGATAATTCGATAGAGGGCTCTAACTATGGGGCTTTATTATCTAAACTACTAGAAAACTAACCTTTAACCTATTTTGGAATCTTATCTATCTCAAAATCAAAGTACACACTAAATGCTTTATCACCTGTGGTACCGAAAACAAATAATCAAGAGCTTGCTTTACGCTCTTACTTTGCTGGCTCATCCTGTGCTTTCCTCGGATCAGCAGGGACAGGTAAGACTTACTTGGCACTGTATTTAGCCTTTAAGGAACTTCTTACTAACGATATGCCAGTGGTCATTGTTAGGTCTGCTGTCCCAGTACGCTCTATTGGACACTTGCCTGGCACTGTAGAGGAGAAGCTTGTAGCTTATGAAGCTCCTTATATCTCCATCGCTACTAGTTTATTTAACCATTCTAGTGCTTGGGAGAATTTAAAACGTCTACATGGTTGCTCGTTCATCCCCACTAGCTTTATTCGTGGTATTACACTAGATAACTGTACGGTTATTGTAGATGAGGCAGAGAATTTAACGTTTCAAGAACTGGATTCAGTAGTAACTCGTTTAGGCGTTAACTCCCGTTTAATTATCTGCGGAGACAGTCGTCAGTCTGATCTTCGCGATAGTGGTTTAGATCGTATGATCTCTATTCTGTCACCACTAATCGCTGTAACTACGTTTCAACCTGAAGATATAGTTCGGAGCACATTTGTCCGTGACTATATAATTCGTAGGGACTCCTTGTAGAAAAATACGTCTTGACAATAGGTCTGCCTACTTGATATAATAGTTCTTCAATTTAAAATATAAAGGAGAATATTATGGTGATTCAGGTAGATGAGGTGTACCCTAGTAACAGCGGGGGAGATATGGAAGTTATAGAGTACGTTAACTCAGGAAAAGTGAAAGTAAGGTTTTTAGAGACTGGATATGAGAAGTACGCACGAGCACAAAATATACGTAAGGGCCAGGTTAAAGACCCTTACTACCCATCTGTTTATAATATAGGGTACTTGGGAGAAGGGCCCTATAAAACACGAGTAGGTGGAAAAGACACTAAAGCCTACGCGACTTGGGCTAATATGTTAAGACGATGTTATTGCTCAATTGCTAAAACACTGCACCCTACCTACAGGGATTGTAGTGTTCAAGAGGTATGGCATAACTTCCAGACTTTTGCTAAATGGTATACAGAACACTATATAGCTGGATTACATTTGGATAAAGACATTAAAGTGAAAGGTAATAAGGTGTACGGCCCCGATACTTGTATGTTTGTTGCCCTTGCAGAAAATAACATAGCAGCACATGCAACTACTGTAGTATTTAGGAGCCCAGAAGGGGAGAGGGTAGAAGTATATAACGTTTCTGCGTTTTCTATAGAAAAGGGGCTAAACCAAAGACATTTATCCGCTCTAAATACTGGCAAGAGAAAAACACACAAAGGCTGGACACTCTATAAAGATTAAACAAACGCCGGCCTTCGCCGGATGCTTAGAACATACCTTAGTTGGGCTAAAAGAATTCAATGGAGAAAATTTGTTCCTTAATAACTGGTACCCTACCCCTAGTTTGTTGGGTTTTATGTACACTTTAGTTATAGTACATATTACTTTAACGATTCTTTTGCGCTACACCCAAGTTATAATAGGTATTACACAGAAATACCTTCCTTATTAGTAAGGCTAAGTACGCAAAGGAGATAGAATGACTATAACAGAACTTGTACAAGATCGACTTAAACATAATAACCAAATAGCGGTCTTCGCCGCACGTCGTTCAGGTAAAACATACTCTGCTAGAGAGTTACGAATGCGCCTTTCTGAAGATGCACTTATAATGGACGACGCGGATATAATGCTATACAACGCAAAACAGGGCAGAGACTCCGAGTGCTTATACCTACTAGATTGTGCTCTTGGAGACGGAGCTGATATAGTACTACTAGGTAGTATAAGTAGCTCGTATAACCCCAACAGGTTCGACGACACTTGGACTAAACTCACAGTAACCCCTCAGCTTTAATACTTATTGACTTAATACTTCGATGTGATATACTTGTAGTTCATATTAATTAAATTGAGAGGTATAGGTAAGATTATGGTAATACAGGTTGGTGAGATTTATCCTAGTAACAATTACGGTGACATGGAAGTAGTAGAGTACGTTAACTCTAATAAGGTACGCATTAGGTTTTTAGGGACTGGATGTGAGAAATATACGTACGCAAGTACTATACGTAACGGTCAAGTCAAGGACTCAGAGGCTGAAACGAGGCGTACAGGAGGCCCTACTACACTTAAAATAGGGCGCGTCTACCCCAGTAATAGCTATGGCGATTTTGAGGTTACTGAGTATGTTAAATCCAATAATGTGGGTTATAGATTTCTAGCTACCGGGTATACAGGACACACTACCGCGCAAAATATACGTAAAGGCCAGGTCAAGGACCCCCTTATACCTAGCGTGTATGGGGTAGGATACATGGGTGACGGCCCCTATAAATCTAGTATCAATAGGGTAAAGACTAAAGTATATACTACTTGGGTTGGGATGTTGGAGCGCTGTTACGACTCAGCTTTCCTAAGAAAATGCCCTACGTATATAGGTTGTAGTGTCTTGAAAGAGTGGCATAACTTCCAAGTGTTTGCGGAATGGTTTGAAGAAAACTATATAGACGGGTGTGACTTAGATAAGGATATCAAGGTAAAGGGCAATAAAATATATGGCCCAAATACTTGTATGTTTGTTACCCATGCAGACAACAGCGAAGCAGCCCTTGCGGTAACTGCTGTATTTAGAAGCCCTATTGGGGAAAGGGTTGAAGTATATAATATAAATAAGTTTGCTAAAGATCAAGGGCTTACAGGTACACACCTATCTGGTGTTAGGTTAGGAAAACTTAAACAACATAAAGGTTGGACCCTGTACAAAGAATAACCAAACAACAAAAGTAACACCCAAACCTCTGTAGCCCTAGCTATGGAGGTTTTTTACTAACAAAAAGATTAGAACAAGGACTTACATGATTACATGCTCCGCACCTGAAATAGCCTTTGACCATATAATGGAGTATCCAGTCTCTGAGCGATTCATGAAATTGCCAGTTGAGAAGTACCTAGACCTAATGGATGTCACACCAGGTACTGCACAGACTGCAATTATCAACGCTATTAACAACCCAGATTACAGGTTTATAGTAGGGTGCCTTAGCCGTAGACAGGGTAAGACATATATAGCTAACATCATAGCCCAGGTTGCTAGCCTAATGCCAGATACAAATGTATTACTGATGTCACCAAACTACAGTTTGACTCAGATTAGCTGGGAATTACAACGTACATTCATAAACAAATTTGATCTAGAAATTACTAAGAATAACGCTAAAGATAAGGTGATAGAGCTGTCTAATGGCTCTACTATACGTATGGGTTCAGTGACTCAAGCGAATAGTGTTGTGGGGAGGTCGTACAGCCTGATTTTATTCGATGAAGCTGCGCTTTCCGACGCTGGTAGAGATGCCTTTAACCTCCAGCTCAGACCCACCCTAGACACGCCTAATAGTAAAGCCATCTTCATCAGTACTCCACGTGGGATACACAACTACTTCCATGAGTTCTACCAACGAGGTTACGATGACAAGTACCCCTCATGGGTATCTATCCATGCTGACTACCTTGAAAACACTCGAGCTAATGATGAAGATATACTTGATGCGAAGAGATCAATGTCCCTTGCAGAATTTAGGCAGGAGTACCTTGCCGACTTCTTATCATTTTCAGGCAGAATTTGGGACATGGACACCGAGCTGTGTGTACAAGACTTGTCTAAGAGGATGGAAGATGAAGAGTGGATGCGCTCACTTGATTTTATAGCAGGCATTGATATAGGGTTTAAAGACCCTACTGCTTTTGTTGTTATTGGCTATGAACAGACTACTGGTAAGTACTATATCTTTGACGAGTTCCAGGATAATAAAATGAAGACCTCAGAACAGGCCGCTGAAGTACTAAGGTTAGAAGAACAGTACGGTTTGGACTTAATCTTTATTGATTCCGCAGCTGCACAGACACGATTCGATTGGGCGAATGACTACAACATATCGACCAGTAAAGCCAAGAAGTCTAGACTAGACGGTATTGCTCACGTTGCGTCCATAATTGACAACAATAACTTAATTGTATCAGACCAGTGCATCGAGTGTTTGAAGACTATTGATCAGTATCGTTGGGACGAACGAGACAATTTGGCCAGAGAGCGCCCAGTGCGCAACGGTGCGCAACACATGGCAGACGCGATAAGATACGCACTCTACACTTATTCCGGAACGCACTCAATGTTCTAGATTATGTGAATAAATACCCTAACTTTTTGTACCTCCTAAAAAATTATTGACAATAACTATAACTAGGGGTATAGTACTTAGGATGAAAGAAACAAACCTGAAAAGAGATCCAGTAAAATACATTAGAGACGCTGTTAAGTCGCGTTACCCCAAAGGCACCTCTTGCAGGGTATGCGAGACCACAAAGCTTTTAGAGTTCCACCACTATCATGCTGTAGCCGAGATGTATAAACTTTGGTTGAAAAATACTGGCTATGTTCATGCTGATGTACTTGAACACAGGGACGAGTTTATTACCTCTCATGAAGACGAGCTAATACACAAGTGCGTTACGTTATGTAAACATGACCACTCTAGGTTACATAAGATATACGGCAAAAGCCCTAAACTAGCTACTGCTGAGAAACAAGAACGTTGGGTAGCAAAACAACGACAGCGTAAACTAGACAAAGGGAGCTAAAGCATGGGGATATTAACTTTCCCTAAGTTAAGAGATAAAGCTGCACCAGTTGTAGTACCTGAAGAAAAGCTGAACCCCTCGCAGATACACATCGCAGGGAACTATGGTAACGACATTAACTCTACTACTTATACTCTTAAGTATCATAGAGCGTATGATAAGTTAGAAGTAGTACGTCGTGGAACAGACTTACTAGTAGACGCTTTAAGCCAGATTAACTTCGATTTAAAAGATAAGTTACATACTGGTAGTACATTTTCTCAGATAAGAGCTTCCGCTGTACAAAAGCTACTTAATTCTAGACCCAACCTATACCAAGACTGTAATTCTTTTAGACGTAGTATGTGGATGGACTTCCTTATTGAAGGTAATGTCTTCCTATACTTTGACGGACAGCATTTGTACCAACTACCCGCCAGAGACGTCACTATAGTATCAAGTCCAGTAACCTTTATCAAAGAGTTCAAGATAGGTGAAGAGACGTATACTCCTGATCAGATAATTCATCTTAAAGACAACTCTATTAATTCGTTGTTCAGAGGCGACTCCAGACTTAAAGCTTGTCAGGAAAGCATAAATCTACTAGGCAGTATGTTGACCTTCCAGACTAACTTCTTTAATAATGGTGCTGTACCTGGACTAGTATTAAAGACCGATGATATCCTCGGGGATAAGCTTAAAACCCGTATGTTAGCGTTCTGGACTAGGAACTTCAACCCACGAGAGGGCGGACGGAAGCCTGCGCTTCTTGATGGTGGCCTTAGTATCGACTCGATCGGTTCTAAGGACTTTAAAGAGTTGGATTTCTCACAAAGCATTATAGATGCTGAAACACGGATACTTAAAGCATTAGGCGTTCCGCCTTTGTTGCTTGACTCTGGTAATAACGCGAATATAGCCCCTAATATTAGGCTATTCTACGTTACAACTGTTATGCCACTAATTGATCGTTTTGTATCCGCTACTGAGAACTATTTCGGTTACGATATTAAACCCGTCTATGCGGATGTGGCTGCACTTAGACCAGAGCTTAAGGACTTGTCTGACTACTATACATCCTTAACTAATAACGGTATTATGCTAGGATCAGAGGCTCGCGAGGCTCTACGACTGCATAAGCTAAAGGAGCCACTACTAGATAAAATAAGAATCCCAGCCAACGTGGCAGGCTCCGCAAGCGGGGTCAACGGCCAAGAAGGCGGAGCTCCTCCTAAGGAGTAACACGTAGGTTTCCTACAAAACTAACCTAGGGATACAACCCTACGAGGAGTAAACAATATTGTGACTACAGAGACTGACGCGAAAGCTGAAGAAGTTGCTAAGGCTGAAGAAGCTGCAAAGGCTGAAGAAGCTGCTAAGGCTGAAGAAGCTGCTAAGGCTGAAGAAGCTGCAAAGGCTGAAGAAGCTGCAAAGAAGAGCAAAGAAGATAAGTTAGATGACCTGGTTATCTTCTTCGTTTCTCTTAGTAACCACCCATCTGAAAAGATTACCACAAGTGCACTTGAGTTCACTAGAACACCTGCCGCACCTTACACACTAGAAGAAGTTGTTGAAACATTCGGTACATACGATGAGATGCTTTATAAGGCTCAGCAAGTTATGGCAGATCTTCCTTCTGACTTCCAGTATACTGACCAAGCAGACTTAATCGCTAGTGGCGAAGAGCGCTCTGTTGCAGAAGTTAAAGCTGCTAAGTTCGGAGCACTGTCAAGCCTTACTCGACAGATCTCTCAGTTTGAGGCTGAAGTATCTAACCTAGAAGCACAGGTTGCTATTGCAGAAGAAGCAATTGACTTCGCATCTGAAGAAGTAGTTAGACTAGAAGAAGAAGTCGGTATTGTTGAAGAGCATTTTGCTGCTAAGATTGAAGAAACCCAAAAGGTATCTAAGATTGCTCGGGCAAAACAATCCCAAGCACTTAAAGGTAGAGCTAGCAGAAATGCTCAGATTCTTGCTGATAAGTAATGGGCACTAAGACTTGTTATTTCAATGCCCAGTTCGACTCTGTTGAGAAGAATGAGGATGACAGTGACGAACTAATCATCAAAGGGTATGCGAATACTACTGATGAAGATCGTGCTGGAGATATAATTAGACACGACGCCTGGAATGGTGAGGGAATGAAGAACTACCTCCTCAACCCTATTATTCTAGCCTTTCACAATCACTCTAAACCTATAGGCACTATGATCGAGCATCAAGTATCCGACAAGGGACTAGAGATAACCGCTAGAATATCTAAGGGCGCTGGCGATGTGTATAACCTTATTAAAGACGGAATTCTTAAGTCCTTCTCAGTAGGTTTTCGCATTAATGACGCTGAATATAGAGAAGATACTGATTTGTTTATTATCAAAGCAGTAGAGCTTCTTGAAATCTCAGTAGTATCTGTACCATGTAACCAGACTAGTATCTTTAGTGTATCTAAAGACTCCGAAGGTAGCTTAGAAGATATTACCGCACTTAAAAAACAATTTGCAACACAAAAAATAGAGGGTGTAACTAACCCTTCTAAATCTACCGAAGAGGAATTAGATACAATGACCCCAGAAGAAATCGCAACTGCACAAGCACTGCAAGTAAAAGAAGCCGTTGCTTCAGCCCTGAAAGCTCAGGAAGACATACGACTGGCCGAAAAAGCCGAAAAAGAAGCCAAAGTTGCTGAAGAGCTGCGCATTGTTGAACTCGTTAAGAGCGGTGCCGAAGGCCTTATCACTGAAATGGCTAAAGCACACGCTGAGTCAGCTGAAGCATTTGACGCTTCTGTTAAAGAACTGCGTGACGAGCTGAAAGTTAAGAGTGAAGAAATCACAGCAATCCGTGCCGACAAAGCTAACTTCCATAGTAAAGGTACTAGTACTACTCTTACTGCGGAGCAAGAAGCTGAAGTATGTGACGCCGTCATGTTGTCCAAAATGTTCAACAAAGATGTACTCAATACTAAAGCAGGAGCTAAGCTTGTTGAGAAGCTCAACACTAGCTCTAGCTACGAAGTTTCTTCTGATGGTTTTGAGACAGTGTTCTCTACCAACATGCAACGAGACATTCAAGACCTCTTAGTTGTTGCTCCTCTGTTCCGTGAAATCACTATGAACAGTCGTGTTATGACTCTGCCTATCCGTCCCGATGCTGCTAGTGCTACTTGGGTTGCCGCTGCTGCCGAAGGTACAGGTACTTCATCCGGTGGTGAGATTGCTATTGCTAATACTGAAGTTGATTTGGTTTGTCAGAAGCTGGCAGCTAAAGCCTACTTAACTGATGAAACTGATGAAGATGTTCTTCAGGTTATGATGCCTTTCATCCGCGATGCACTTGTTGAAGCTCATGCCGAAACTTTAGACCTCGGTCTGATTAATGGTGACGGAACAGGCGCTAACCCTACTGGTTTGATTAATATCTCAGCTACTGCTGGTGCTCACCTTGCTCACGCTAAAGGCTTCGCATCTGCTACACGAGTTACAGCTCGCGACTTGATTGATCTGCGCTCTACCATGGGTCAACGTGCACTTAAGCTGAATAACTTAGCACTGATTGTAGACCTTGCTACTTACTGGGATTTGCTTCGTGATACTGCGTTCGAAACTCTAAATGAAGTAGGTAGTCAAGCTTCTCTTATCACTGGTAAGGTTGGTCGACTTCACGGCATGGACGTTCTGGTTTCTACCCAGTTCCCTGCTGCTGCTCTATCTAGTACTTTCGCACTGCTAGTTGATAAGACTAACTTTGTTATGCCTCGTCAGCGTGGACTTCGTGTTCAAACTGACTACGATATTGAAACTCAACGTAGAGTTATCGTATCTACTGAGCGAGTTGGCTTTGCAGCACTCATCGGTACTGCTGGTGTTGCAACTTATGGTTATGCTGCTGTATAATAACTACACTACTGA